TATGTTGATGGTGCTAAACCTGGCATGATATATGCAGCAGGCTTCACGCAACTTATTGATGGTAACGAGGGACTAAATGTGGTCATCGCACATTCTCAAACTAGATATCCGGAATGGCAGGAGAGGGGCGATAGCGCTTCTGCTCCAGTCGGAACTCATTTAGAGATTCCAGCGGATGCTGTGGAAGAAAAGAACGGTAGGTATAGATTGCCTAACGGAAACTATGTAGAGAAAACTGCATACTTCTACGTACTAGCATTGGTCGAAGGTGAACCTAGACCTGCAGTAATTGCTATGCGATCTTCTAATCTTACACCAGCGAGAGAGCTAAACAATCTGATCAAGAATCTTAGATTCACAGATGCAGATGGCTCTTTCAATCCAGCTGCATACTCAGCAGTTTATAATTTAAAAACTGTGGGTAAGACAGCAGGTAGTAAAAGCTGGCATGTCTATAAACCATCAAGAGTTAGAAATCTTGATGTCAGTAATAAAGAAGATGCTGGACTGTATGAAGTTGCACAACAACTTCAACAGACTGTATCTAAGGGTGCGGCTAAACCAAAATACGATGCGCCTAAAAATACTGGAGACATAGTATAACCGAGTACTTGTTGAGTACACTTGCGAGAGGGGCGCCGAAGCGAGAGTGGAAGCGCCCTGCTTAAATTATGAAAGATTTTGAAAAATATTTTAGTGGATTAAAAAGGGACTTTGGTTTCTGTAATGTAAAAAACGGATACCACGATCCTAAAACAAACAAACTTAAATTTGACCCAGGTGATTATGGTTGGGCCAAACGACCTATTACAGATAAAGATTATGAAGATCATTTAAAAGGACAGAAATCAATTGGACTACAAGCATGTGATGACGAGAGTATGGCCAGCTTTGGTGCAATAGATGTTGACCCTGATGATTACGAAAAATTTGATTTACAAAAGTATTTAAAAGTCATTGAGAAAAAAAATTTACCTGTGATTCCTATCGAATCTAAAAGTGGTGGACTTCACATTTATGTATTTACAAAAGAAAAAGTACCTGCATCTTTAATCAGAGAATTTCTATCTAACTTATTATTTTTATTTGGTTTACCATCTAAGACTGAGATATTTCCAAAACAAACTGCACTTGGTAAAAATCAAAACGGTGAGCGAACGTCTGGTAGTTTTATTAACCTTCCATACTTTAATGGTAATGAACGAAGAGCATACAGACCTGACGGAAGTAAAATGGATTTAGATTATTTCTTAAAAGTTATTGAAGCTAATCTACAAACAAAAGAAAGTTTACAAGAAGTTAGTAATAAAAAAATAAAAGAAGTATTGACCGGTGGACCGGAAGAGTTTGCTGATGGTCCTCCATGTTTACAGATGATCTGCAAAGAGATACAGGAATCAGGAACCAAACTAAAAGATGAGAGAGACAGGTTTTTATATAACTACATGGTGTTTGCTAAAAAGAAATTTAGTGAGAACTGGGAGAAGAAAGTATTAGAAGCAGCTAGAAACTATATCTTGTATGATGAAATATGGGGTGATGGTAAAGTAGAAGAAAAGATTAAGTATTGGAAAAAAGATACAGCAGGTTTTAAATGTAATGATTTACCTATATCATCATATTGTGCGAGGGGCACATGTCTAAAAAGAAAATTTGGTATTGGTGGCCACTTTGATTCGCAGTGGCCATCAGTATCAGGTTTAATTAGAATCATGTACAAACCTGATCACGAATATTTTTTTAATGTAGAAGTTGCTGCAGATAAAATTGTACAGGTGCATGCACGTAGCATTAAACAGTTTAACGAGATGAAACAAATGCGTAGTCTAATTGCAGATCATACAACAACGTATCCACCAAGTATCAAAGAAAAAGAATATCAAAACATATTAAATGGATTGTGGGCAACCATGGAAACAATTCAACCACCTGCAGGCACAAACCCTGTGGATATGTTGAAAAAAGAATTATTTATATATGTGAACGGACCCAAAGCTAGCTCGTATGCAGCATTTAAAAGTGGATCTGTGTTACACGAAGATCAACATTTTTACTTTGTATACGATAAGTTTTACGATGAATTAAAACGTGGCGATTGGAATCAAGAACGAGCGCGAACAGCTACAATGGTTAAACAATATTTTAAAGGTGAGTTTGATTGTCAAAAAAGATTTCCAAAAGGTGATAACGAAGAATCATTTCCACCACTACGAGTTTTAAAACTTCCAAAAGAAGGTTTAGAAAAAGAGGAGATACCCGAAGAAATAATAGAAATAGAAGATAAGGAGAATATAGTATGACGTCAAAAGTTCCAAGTGTGTTTGTATCTTTACCTGCGTACGATACAATGCAAGTACCCACATGTTTATCGCTTGTAAAATTATTTAATAAATTTACGCTGGCAAAAATAAAAGCAGAAATAGGTACATTTAAATGTCCTTACGTAAGCTATGGAAGAAACGTATTAACTGCATTATTTTTAGAATCAGGTTTTGACTATCAATTGTTTGTAGACGCTGATTTAGAATTTGAACCTGATGTAGTAGGTCGAATGATATTAGCTAAAAAAGATGCAATTTGTGTGCCCTACAGGAAAAAAACACAAGATCAAGTATTAAAATTTTCTATAGAGTTTAACGATCCAACTAACATTGAAGTGGATGAAAAAGGAATTGTAGAATTAAAAATGGGACCTGCAGGTTTAACATTAATTCATAGAAGTGTGTATGAAAAATTAATTAAAGACAATCCTGATCTTAAAATAAAACAAAAAGAAATAATATCTGAAAAAGCAAACTCATACTTTTATAATTTTTGGGATACAACTTTTACCAAAGACGGAACATGGTGGGGTGAAGATGTTAATTTTTGTAACTTAATTAGAAAATCAGGTTTTAAATTTTACGGAGTAGTTGATGGACAAACAACACATCATGGATCATATGGCTGGACTGGATCACTCAAAGATGGGTTTAAGAAAGCCAATGGAAAAGATCAATAAAATCTACGGACCACCTGGCACCGGTAAAACATTTAGATTAATCAGGCGTGTAAAAGCGTATGAACGTATTGGTGTGCCTTTACACAAGATAGGTTACTTTGCATTTACTAGAAAAGCTGCAGAAGAAGCACGTAAAAGAATTGATGTATCTGAAAAAGAAGTGCCATACTTTCAAACAATACACGCGTTCTGCTATCACTTACTTGGATTAAATGAAGAAGATATTATGCAGCCGTATCACTACGAAGATCTTGGTAAAAAATTAAACATAAGAGTTTCATTTTCAGATAAATACAACGAAGAGGAAACACATTTTTTAACTTGTAATAACCCATACTTTCAAATGATACAAAGATCAATAAACAAAGACATAACCATTAGACAAGAGTTTGATTTAAACGAACATGATAAAAAACAAGTTAATGACTTTGATACTCTAAATCACATTTATAAAAATCTTCAGGTATACAAAGAAAAAAATAATCTTTTTGATTTTAATGACATTGTAAAAGCAGTATTAAACTCTAACAAGATACCGGTGTTTAAAGCTATATTTATTGATGAGGCACAAGACTTATCACCATTGCAATGGCAACTGTATGATAAATTAAAATATCATTGTGAACAAATGTATCTAGCTGGTGATGACGACCAAGCTATCTATGCGTGGGCCGGGGCAGATGTTAAAAGATTTGTAAAAGAACCTGCAAGAGAGATTGTATTAAGAAGGTCAAGACGTATATCAAAAGCTGTTCAAGAAGAATCAACAAGACCCATAAATAATATTCTTGGAATTAGAAAACTAAAAAAATATTATCCAAGAGACTATGAAGGTGAATCACATTACATATCTGATCTTAACCAGGTTGATTTAACAAAAGGTAAGTGGCTAATTCTTACAAGAACTAAAAGCAATCTTTTAGATATCATGAAAGATTTAAAACGTAAAAATTTTTATTATCAAAGTAACAAAGGTAAAAGTTTTAAAGTTGGTATGTACGAAGCTGCAGTGGCATATACTAAGTGGACGATGGGTGAAATATTAGATGAAAAAGAAATAAGTGCAGTAAAAGAATTTATACCTACAGGTAACTGGGACGCTAAAGTTCCGTGGTATGATAAGTTTGTGGCAGATCAAAAAGAAATTTTATATTTAAGAAATTTAATTGCATCGAAAGAAAATCTAAAAGAGAAAGCAAGAATATGGTTGTCAACCATTCATGCAATAAAAGGTGGTGAAGAAGACAATGTAATTTTATCTTTACACCAAGGTCGTACTGTACAACAAGGAATTAAATCAAGTGTTGACAAACAAGATGAAGAGCATAGAGTGTGGTATGTTGGAGTTACGAGGGCAAGAAATAATCTATACAAACTGAGAGCAAAAAAGAAATTAAGGGAGTATCAACTATGACAGATAAAAATATATTGGACGAAGCGTTTCCACAATATACTCAGGTCGGCGGGAATCACTACACAAAGTTTCCTATTCAACCTTATGAGTTTATTTCTAAAAACGATTTATCATTCTTTCAGGGCAACGTTGTTAAATACGTTTGTCGCTATCAACGTAAGGGAGGCGCAGAAGATATTAAGAAGATAATACATTACTGCCAGTTAGAATTAAAAAAAATGAGAGACATAAAGAATAAATGATACTACCTCAAACAGAATGGGTTCAACCTACAGAGTATCCAGATCTTAGATCCTACGATGAAATTGCAATAGACTTGGAAACAAGAGATCCAGATTTAAAATCAAAAGGATCTGGCGCAGTTATTGGTAATGGTGAGGTCGTTGGCATAGCTGTAGCCACATACAATGACAAATGGTATTTTCCTATTGCTCACCAAGAAGGACCTAACATGAATAGAGATAAAACTTTAGAATGGTTTAAAGATATTCTTGATTGTCCAGCTACAAAAATATTTCATAACGCTATGTACGATGTATGTTGGATACGTAGTTTAGGCTTAAATATCAATGGGTTAGTGGTAGATACAATGATTGCGTGCTCACTGTTAGATGAAAACAGATTTTCATACACACTAAATACTTTGTCTTGGCATTTTTTAAATGAGGGTAAAAACGAACGTGCATTAAATGAAGCTGCAAAGTCAAGAGGACTAGATGCAAAAGCTGATATGTGGAGACTACCTGCGCATGAAGTTGGAGCATACGCTGAAAAAGATGCGCAGCTAACTTTTAAACTTTGGCAACATGTAAAAAAATTATTAATTGAAAATGATCTTGAAGAAATTTTTAATCTTGAAACGGATCTTTTTCCTTGTCTCGTTGATATGCGTTACCTAGGCGTTCGCGTAGATACTCAAAGAGCTTACGAATTGCGTAAGGAGTTAATTGGACAAGAGCAACTATTATTGCGAGAAGTTCAACAAGAAACACAAATAGACACCCAAATATGGGCAGCAAGGTCGATTGAAAAAGTTTTTCAAAAGCTGAACCTATCTTACGAGCGTACTGCAAAATCCGGTGAACCATCGTTTACTAAAAATTTCCTTTCAAATCACGAGCATCCTATCATACAAAAGATAGCTGAAGCAAGAAAGATTAATAAAATAAATACAACGTTTATTGATACAATATTAAAACACGAACACAAAGGTAGAATCCATGCAGAGATAAATCAAATTAGATCTGACGATGGTGATCCTGTATTGGGTCCAATGATAAGAAGTTTATTCATACCTGAACAAGGATGCAAGTGGGGTTGTTTTGACTACTCGCAACAGGAACCAAGACTTGTAGCACACTACGCACTACGTTATGGTCTACCATCTGTAAACACAATTGCAGATTCATATGACACAGATTCGTCAACAGACTTTCACAAAATAGTTGCAGAGATGGCAGAGATACCAAGATCACAAGCTAAAGTAATTAACCTTGGTTTGTTTTATGGTATGGGTAAAGCTAAACTACAAGCAGAGTTAGGTGTATCTAAATTTAAAGCAGAGGAATTATTTGATAAGTATCACTCAAGAGTTCCATTCGTAAAACAATTAATGAATGAAGTTATGAAAGCTGCGGCTAACAAAGGACAGATTAAAACTTTATTAGGTAGAAGATGTCGATTCCCTAAATACGAACCAATACTACGTGGCAGTGACTGGGGTAAATACATACCACCTGAAGATGAAGAACGTATGCAGGATCTACAAAAGATGGGACCATACTTAAAAGATGATGAGGATGAAATATTAAAAGACAAAGATGGTAATCCTAAAAAAAATTATTGGCACAATAATCCAACACGTCGAGCATTTACATACAAAGCTTTAAACAAACTTATACAAGGATCAGCAGCTGACATGACTAAGAAAGCTATGTTAGAATTATACAAAGAAGGTATCACACCACACATACAGGTACACGATGAATTAGATATATCTGTTATTAATGATTTGGAAGCAGCTAAAATAAAAGATGTGATGGAAAACGCAGTTGACTTGAAGATACCAAATAAAGTAGACTACGAGGCTGGTCCTAATTGGGGTTCAATCAAATGAGGAATAATTATGGCATACTTAAATGTAAACATACCACCGACTTATGCACAAATAAAAAGGGAGTATCTTTATGACTTACAAAAACATCATGGCGAAGTTGAAGACTGTATTATATTCGGTCTATC